CAGTGCGGTAACGCCATACTGATGGCCTTCGTCTGTTTCAGCAATAGACAGCACCCGCCATGTTGATGCTTGTATATTGTTGGTTTGATACACCCATACGCTGTTTACATTGGGTGCAGCGCTATAGTTGCTAGCAACAATGATTTCGTCGCCGACGATAGCTTGAACTGCGCGAGATTCAACGGCGCCGGTCGGCAGGATGACCGACAACTCAGCACCGGCTACAGCCGACAATCCGGTGGCGTCATCTACGGTGATTGTTGACGTTGTAGCCGCCGCGATGCGGCCGCCGCGACGGACGCCAGCCCTCAGCGGGTCTGCTACCTCAATCACCTGGCCAGGGCGAACGAGCACACCAGCATCAAGGCTTGTTGTGAAGCTGATCACCTCTGATTCGTACTGCTCGGAATAGAGCAGCCATTCACCCAAGCGATGCGCCTGCCCGCGACTGGTGCAAGCGAAAGCGTCTACTTCTTCCTTGACAACACCGTATTTGCTAATGCCATCTTGATCCTCGACTACCTCATAAGCCTTCTCGCGTGTTTCAAGATCAAGGTAGCTAACAACTGCAACAGTGGGCCTTGCTTTGCGACTGCCTCCTTGGTAGCTGAAACCTTCTGCCGTGACATTTGCTAGCGTAAACAGGTATGCGCTATCAGCCGGCCTGTCTTGGCTAATTGTTAGCGTTCCAGTACCCCAGTAGGGCATCACACGCATGACACTGCATAGATCATTTATCAGCTTGTACGCTTCGGTTTGCGTCTGGATGTTGACATTGCAGCTAAAGCGTGGCTCCGTGCCACCGAAGCCATTAGGCACAAGCTCGCTGGCATATTGTGACGCTGTGTAAAATGCCCACTTATCAAGCTGTGTTGCTTTGACGTGATCGCCAAAACCGTATCTAGTGCTGATTAGCAAGTCAAATAGCACCCAGGCGGGATCGCTGCACCATTGCGCAGCGCCAAAAGTGCCATCCCAGATTCCATTGTAGATTAGTCTGCCGCTTGCGCTATCTACAGTTGCATTGCTTGGGATTTGTATCTTAATCCCGCGAATATGGTAAGCGCGGGAAGGAATATTGCTAAACTGCTCCGCATCAAGCCGTAGCGCGATTAACGCGCTATTTGGGTATCGCAACTTTGCGTATATGATTTCAGTGTACGAAGTCCACTGAAATGCGCTAGATGATTCGATTACGCTTGAGTCTTGTTGAATACGAATACTATCTGATACTGAAATGCGTGTTACGCGGATGTCAGCAGTGGTGAAACCTGCATTTAGGTCAAGAATATAATCTGTTTGAAATGCGTCCGCTGTGCGCCCTGAAATAGAATCTGTAATAATGGTTGTAAAACCACCCCCATCATACTGCACGGCAATGGAATAAGTAACGGATAAACCATAGATATTGCCGTCTTTCGTGCTTTGCTGCAACTGCGGAATTGTCAATGTAACACGCACTGCGTTTATATTGGGATCTGTGATTTGACGTGTTACAGGAGTGCCATATTGCACCTCAACACCAACAGATACCTCGTCCTCTACGTCAGGAGCAATGGCTATGTAGGACTGATTCTGCGTACCGTTGCGTGTTTCAACGGTGATACCTTGGAAGTTATAGGAGCCGTCTGGATTCTGAAGTGGCGTGTCGTTTAAGATGATTGACTGATGGCCGGCTTTCAAGCCTTGGATTTCGCCTTCGCTGATCAGATCAAGAAGTGTCGCGTACTGCCGTGAATCAAGACTGTCGCCCGCGACTGTTGGAGTGCGCTGCGTCTCTGCTCCCGAGCCACTGCCGCCGCCGCCACCACCGCCACCAGCGCCAGCGATCAATCTACCCATCAGCCGCGCACCCTTACGGTGTCGATACCAGCGCTGATGACAACGCTGCCGACGATGGTTTCACCGTAGACGATCGGTACGGGAACGCCTTGACGGCTGGTGTTTTGGATGCCGCTGAAGCTGAAGCTTTCGCGTGGGTCTGCCTCGCGGTTGCCGCTTGTGCCTGGTGCCGCTAGGCGCGGTGTTGGCGTCAAGAGTTGGGAGACGCCACCCAGCACCAAGCTGGCGCCGATAGCAAGCACAGGCGCCGCGAACGCAGTTAGTCCAATTGTGCCTAGACCAAAAAGACCAATGGTTGAGCCAGGCAGTGCAAATGAAAGCGCAATCAGCGCCACCCCTGCAATGATCTTGCCAACGCCACCGCCAGCACCACTGATCACCGGCATAATCTTGATTGTCTGCTGCCCTACGGGATCCGCTAGTTCATCCTCGCCGAGGTCATGGGTGCCGACACTGACGCGGTAGTGCTGGTCTGCCATGTGATGCTCCAGGCCAGGGAAGTTGACAGCCAGGAAGCGCACAGCCTCGGCGGCACTATCAACTGCCGCCTCAAAGGTGCGCTGCCCGAGGAACTTGGCCAGTCGGCCATAAACGCGGATCTTGCGCAGCATCACCGAAGCTTGAGCCTGCCCGCATCGTAGTGCCGCAGCCTGCGGCCGGTGCATTTCATCAGCCAACCGCCGTAGAGATCACGACTGCTAAGCCGACCGCGCAGGTGGTGCAGTACCAGCTGATCGCCGACGTAGACGCCAGCATGATTCAGCTTGCTGTTGTCGATCGCCATCAGCAGTGCATCACCAGCCTGTAGCGATTCATCTTCTAGTAGCTCGCGAAAGCCTGCAGAGTGCCAGTAGCGGTCAAACAACGGATCCGCTTCAAACGCTTTTGGCGTTAGCGGTCGCTCCCAGTCCGGCAGCTGCAAACCATGCTCGGCGTACCAGTCGCGGGTCAGCGTCCAGCAGTCCATTACAGCCCACACCCACGGCCTACCGATCAGCGGCGGCTTGTAGCCGGTTGGACGCAGCTCTGCGCTCCATGCGCCGGTTTTGGGGTTGCAGATGTGCCACGGCAACCCGGAGCGCTCGATGCCGGCGAGGTCTGCAGCGCTTGGCACCGGCGGCAATGCTGGGTGGCTATGCACCACAGCGACGATTTCACCGGCGTCCTCGGCAGCGGCATAATCCTCAGGATCAAGGATGAACTGATCAGCCTCGGTGGATAGGTTTCGGCATGGCCAGTAGCGGCGGCGGCCTTTGACGACCACCAGCAGACCGCATGATTCACGCGGATCCTCAGCCTGCGCGTGCTGCAGCGCCGCATCTTGCCATGTCATGCGTTGAAGGCCCCCACACCAGGGAACGAGCCAAATGGCAGCTCAGCGTAAGTACCGAAGTGTGCCTTGCACGCTGCTAGGGTCTTATCGCATGTTGCTAAGCCGCCGGTGTAGCCGCACTCGGTTGATTTGTAGACCCATTGACATACGTTGGCTATGCACTGCCGCTTTGGTGCGCGGATGCCCGCTAGGTCAAACGCTGCCGCTAACTCAAACTCTATAACGTCGCGTGTTTCGACTACTTTGCGGTCAACGTAGTAGATTTCACGCGGTAATTCAGCAGTTGGATCCGGTGCGCCGTATGGGTTGGTGTTGCCGGGAAAGTTGGCTCCGTCGATGTAGCGGGCTAGTGTACGCACCCGCGTAAACTTGGCACCTTCTAGACCGCTTGGCAGGCTGAGCAGCAGCGCGGTGATAGTGCCCATGATGTTGCTGACCTGCACCTTAGGGCGCGGCAACTGGCCATTGCCGCTGTACTCAAACCCCGTCGCTTCAATCGGAAACCGCATATAGTTGTTACCGTTCCATACTACTTCGCCATTGGCATTAAGTGAGCTGCCGGCGTGGAACCGATACGTTTGCGTTACACCATGCTGCGCTGTATTTAGCTCAAGCTCAAACAGCTCGATGATGGCGCTAGGCGCAATCGCTTGGAGATCGGAGACGGGTACTGTCATGGCTCAAATACTTGTTGAAAAGCTACTGTAAGTCTGCTGACTCCAACATCAAACATTTCTTTTGAGTAGCCTCCTTCGCATTTCCATTTGTACGAAGTTGATTCTTCGTCTGGTGGAATCCAGTCAAACGACTGTGAATCATTTGCTCTTTGATCTAGGAATGCTTCGATAATCTTTACGTCGCTGTTTGGCAGGATAAAAGTTAGCGACCATTCCTTTGGATCTTGGTTTAAGCCGAAAACAGTCCTTTGCTCATATCCATCCCCGAACTTGGTCGTTCGGGTTTTTGGGTTTGATTTTTTGGTGGCCGAGTATGTCGGCCTGTAATTTGGAAAAGTGGCCATTACGCAAGGAGTCCTCCGGGTCGTTTTTGCCTGATCAGCTCTTGCTGCACTGCCGCTCCAATGACGCGGCCGAGCTGGGCGCCCTGCGCCTCGTCGCCCTGAACCTTAGACCCGCTGGCATCGACAGAGACATTCACCATGACACTGCCTCCGCCAGCGCCACTCGCATCAACCCCGAGCCGACCACCAGGCCCCCTGGTAAGGGGCATGATCGCCTCTGGGCCTGCCTCGCCCATGAGCCCAGTTTCCATTGAGGCGCCATCGGCAAACTTAAAGAGGGTTGGCGAGGAGACAATTGAATTGGTGAACGCGGCACCATTGGCGAATCCTTGGACACCGCCAATTGATGGCGCCTGGCTCCAGTTAATTCCCAGATTTCCAAATAATCCACTTCCACCGCCGCCCCAGTTGGTGCTTTGGATAGGCGTTGCACTGGCATCAAAAAACTTGCTGCCACCGCCGCTAAGTCCAGCAAAGATCCTGGCGATTCCAATTGCGGTGTATGTGGCAATGATGTTTACGGCCTCTTTTGCCAGAATTTCTGCAACGCTCTTTAGGAAGCCTGCAAATACCTCTTGGCCGGTAGCCGTGCCATCAAGAAGTCCGGTCACAAGCTGCCCGAAGGAATCTCCAACAGCGTTTCCGATTCCTTGCGATACCCTGATGGCCGTCGCCTCAAGATCATTCAAGGAAGAAATTCCTTGATTGACAAAATCTTCAATTTCATTTCTACGCTCTTTTTGAATAAGCTGAGGGGTGAAGGACTGAATTGCACCAGGTATTCCAGCTTTTGCTCCCTCAAGTAATGCAGCCTGTCTGTCCAGGCTCGCCCTAATTACAGTGCCTAGCTCGGCCGAGTATCCAGTTATACCAGCGATGCTTCCATCAATTTCTCTTCGTCTTTTCTCTGTGATTCCGGGAATTCTTTTTTCAACTTGCAATGCCTCGATTCGACTGTTGAGAATTGCTCTCTGAGTTTTAAGAGCTTCGTCATAGTATTTTTGGCTTCTTAGCTGTTGAATTGCTGCATCGTATTGAGCGGTCGCAAGTTTTCCTGCCAATTCAAGCTCAATTATTTTATTTGCAACACTTTCCTTGTAGCCCTGGTTAATTAGCTGTGAATACCTGGCTCGCCGCTGCTCATTTTCTGTAATTTTATTTGAAACTGGCAGAGCTTCTTTGTTGTCCAGTGGTATGGCAACTCCAAGATCCGCCAACGGAGCAAGAATTTCTGCCGAAATTTTACTAATTCCCGAGGCAAGGGCTTCCTGAGAGTCTGCATAGGCAAAATTAACTGATCTCAGCATTTCGGCAGTTTGCCCGGCAATCTGATCGCGCTGGGTCTTAACCAAGCTGTCAATACTTCCGGTTGAAATAGTTCCGCCACCGACCGGGGCAATTGTCGTCAAATTTGCAGGCGGCTTAAGATTTTTTATTTCGGCAATGCCTTCTGATATGATTTTTTGCTGTATGTATTGCAAATCAAGCTGCTGCTTAAAATACAACTTATCTCCCTGTTTAGCCGTTTTCAAAAGCTCCTTGAGTGCTGCAATATCCCTATTTATGTCTATTTTAACTGCAGCAAGCTTAAGTTCCGCAATTTTTTGTTCTAATTTGAATTTATTGCTGCTATATTCTTCGTTTCTTCTTTGTGCTTGCTCGTTAATTTGTCTGATCTGCTTTGCCGTGTCAATATTAAGTTTTGAAACTTGTTTTTCAACTTCTATCTTGAAATTTAGCGCCTCAAAGTCAAGTTTTTTCGCTTCTAGCGCTGCGTCACGCTTTATTTTTGCTGCTTTTTCTTCGGTAGAAAGTTGCTCAATCAGGAATGTTGACACTATTTCTGCTGTTTTTTTCGCAATATCTTCTATTTCTTTTGGCTTTCCGGCTCCGGCTTTCTCAATTGAGGTTTTTGTGAATCGCTCAAACTCTTTAATTCTGTTTTCAGCCTGAAGTTCGAGCAGTGAGTTCTCTTTTTCAAGAATTGCAAAGCGACGCTGAGAAACTTCATTTTCAATTTGCTTGCGAATCTGTCCAATATTCTCTTCGTAGGACTCAATAATTTCAAATCTTTGCTTATCAAGATCCTGCTGTTCGCGTGCCGCGTTGCGGGCCTGATCTATAACATTTTTGCCAATATCTCTAAGCTCAAGCTCCTTATTTTTGATATTTATTTGCGTTTCAATAGCCTCTTTTGGGGTAGGCTTTATGTTTGCCAGCGTTGCAGACTCAAATCTATCAATAATTTCCTTAATTTTTTCTGGCTTAATCCTGGATATTGTGTCAATAAAAACATTTAGCTCATTATCAAAAAGTCCTGCCGGCACTTTTTCCGATGGCAGCCTTGAACTTTCCGCAAGACCGCCGGCTCTGGCAATTTCCCTGTCGAGGATTTTCTGCTGCTCAGAGCTAAGCCCTCCCCTAACTGCCTTTAGTCTATTTGCAACGACAGCTGGTTCAAGAACATATACGTTAAGTGCGTCAAGCAGAGATCCGAGTGGGCCAGCGATAAATGCCTGAATTCCCACGCCAACTTCTGCAAATGATCTGCCCAGCTTGTCGGACTGAGTTTCCAAATATTTCAAATTTTTGACACCATTAACGCCGACTTTTTTAATTGCCTCTTGTTGAATCAGGGCAGAAGCGAATGATGCGTTGCCAGATTGAATTGTTCTTTTAATCAGCTCTTCTTGCCCCCTGGAAGAGAAGAACGATTTTTCAGCAAGTTTGTCAAAGTTTTCTACTGGTTTCTGAAGAGCGGCACCAAGCTCCTTGGCGCCTTGAACAGCAGTATCAAATGCAGTGCCAAGAGCAGTGCCAATCAGGGACAGGCCAAAACCAAGGCCGCCACCAGCAAAACCACCAGCAAAACCGCCAAGGCCGCCGCCAACCGATGCCCCGAGTCCCTGGCCAAACAGCAGCGGGAACGCGCCACCAATCAATCCCTCGCTGATGGCATTTGCCTTGCGCGGATCTCTCGTGAATCTCGTCAAGAAGCCCGCGTCAGGAGCCCTTACCTGCCCTTCACGATCAATTTTTGCAATTGTCTCGCGAAGCTGGTCGTCAAGGCGATCAAAGCCTTTCGCGGTTGGATCAAGAACTGCCCTAAATTCTTTCAATACGGCAGAAAGGGCTTCTATCTCATTGATAGATGCTTTCGTGGGATCCCTCAGCTCCTCCAGGCCCAGCAGCGCCTCTGCCCCCTTCTTCGTTGCCTCGTCAAGCCTCCGGGCAAACTCCTCCGGGTCTTTCTGGCCGCCAGGGCCGCCGGGGCCACCAGGGCCGCCACCAGAGGGGGGACGGGTGCCGCCACCAGCGCCGAAGCCGCCGCCAATGCCGCTCGCCGCGCTCTGGGCCTTGTCGATTGCTCGATCAATTTGAGCGAACAAGAAATCGAAGGCTTTTTCGGCCTTTGTTCCTTTTATTTTGGCAAGGAAGGCATCGGCGCCCTTTTTGGTCTTATCTGCAACGAAGTCGAAAGCCTTGCCTGCCTCTGTTTTTTTTATCTTTTGGCTGGCTTTATCGGCGGCTGTTCCTATGTTACTTGAAATCGAGTCAATTGCTTGGCCGACTTTTGATTCCTGTATTTTCTTGACGCCATTTTTTGCGGCTATGCCAATATCCGTAAAGACGGAATCAATTGTTTTTTTAACTTCTGCGCCAATGGCTGTCTTTTCTTGAATTTGTTGTGCTGCCTGAGCTGGTTGAACTTCTGGTATGGGTTGAGCCGCTGGAGCGGGCACAAGGCTTTTTCCAGCAATCCGCATTGCTGTGTCTTCTGCCATGATCGCGGCCTGTCTTTCGGCAGAGCGTCGATATGCCTCTTCGATTCGCCGCCTTTGCTTATCGTCCTCCGCGACTATTTCCCCGGCTCCAGCAATTTGTGCCTGGCCTGGAATTGTAGTGAGAGAAGACGAGCCTGCAATAATCTCCTTGGCAGCCTTTGACGCGGCGCCGAGGATTATTGATTTAATCTTGTTTTCTATTTCTGGTATGTCATTGCCCTGTTCAACAAGGCTCCATTGCTCTTTGCCAAACATTTTTTCAAAATCTGGCACCATGCCAATTTTCTTGAAGCCGGCCAGCCATTGCTCTTCTGAAATTCCAAATCGACCCGCACCTTGGCCACGAGCATTCCCATACAGCCTCGCCATCCTTTCTGGGCTCGTGCCATAGGCAGCTGGAATTTGCTCTTGCGCTGTTTTTGGAATAGCAGCAGAGACGGCAGCCTTGGCTTGCTCAACAAACGCTGAAAAGATATTTGGCTGGCGAATGTCTACCAGTCTTGGGGCTTTTGCGCGTGAGCCAGTAGTGTATGTAGTCTCTGCGTCAAAAATAGACTTAAATCTGTCTTGCAGCTCTTGGTCTGCTTTTTGATTTTTAATTTTATAGAACTCTTGCTGAGTAAACAGTTTATTGAAATCCGGTACGCCGCCAAGTCGCGTAAACAAATTACTCCATTCAGCCTCTGACATTCCAGCGAATCCAGCCCCGCCAAAAGCCTTGGCCTGCCCCGCCATTACGCTTGGATCAGTTTCGCCAAGAGGAACAAGCATTCCCTTTCCAGCCTTGCTTGATCCAAATTTTTTCGTTAAATCGGCACTTGCCTGCACTAGAGTCGCAATAATATCAAGGCCACTTGTTAAATTTTTGATAGCCAGTTCAATTTCTTGTGCGCTAAAGACGGCCTCTCCGGCTTCCCTGCCTATTCCATAAAACTGTTTGTAAATATCTTGGACTACCTTAAGCTCTGTCCCAACATTTCCGACAGAAAGCTGGCCCTCCGCTGCCTTAAAAAACTTTTCTCCAAGAAATTCCTGTAATTTTGCTGGGTTAAGTATTGTTCCCTTTTGTGCAATATAGCCTGCCATTTCCTCTGCTGACACTTTTTTTCCAGAGCCTTCGCTTAGCAGGGCGGCGCCGGCCTTTGCGCCGGCATCCAGCAGGCCTTGGCTCGTTTTTTCGTCTATCACCCTTCCACTAAATCCTTTAAGGGTTTTTTCGTCAATTGAAAAAGCCTTTCTCGCCGCCTCCTGAATTGTTGGAGTTGCTTCTCTTAACTGATCAACATAAGTCGTTACAAGATTTCTAACAAGTTCAATCATGAACCGCGACGGGCTATTGATTCCAAATTCCTTGTTTATTGCGTCAGTAGACCCCTCTGCCATCTTCTTCGCAGCAGCTGCGGCAGCTGGCGTGCTGGCTTCAAGGCTATTTGCAAAAGTTTCGGCAATGTTCTTGCCGGCATCATCGGCACTTTCCCCGCCGGAGTTGAATTCTCTTACAATCTTGTCAATAGCCACTGCCGGAGAGGCGCCAGCAAGGAAGGCTTCTCTTGAGCCGCGAGCCTCCCTGAGCTTTTGCAGCGCTTGCTCAAGGCCAGGGCCTGACTTGGAACCCTTGCCGAGGCTATTGCCGAGATCATCAATGGCCCTCCTATACACCATTAGCGCTTCAGCCGCTTCGCGCACGCTGTCAGCGGTAGCGCTACCTTGAAGCTTCTGGATGTTCAGGATTTGCTCTTCAAGGCCTTTTCTCAGGTCGGCAACATCAACTCCCTTGCGGCCAAGCTTGAGAAGCCTTTCTTCTTGAGTTCTTGCGCTCTTGAGAACCCTTTCCCTTCTGTCTTCGTTTATTTCTGCTTGTGTCTTGCCGGATGGACCGCTCTTGTATGTTCCAGCTGTCTTGGCTTGGCTCACCCTAAGATCAGAGTAAAGCCTGAATTTTTTAATTAGCTCGTCAATGGCTTCTGTTTCTTGCTTGGTTAGGGCTATCTGATTATTGGAGAGCCCGCTAACAAGCTCGGCCAGCTCCGCTTTTTCCTCCATAAACTTAACGCCCTTGCCTTCAAGAATCGTATAGTTATTGAGCTGCGTTTCCAGCTTTGTCAACTGATTTTTGCGAGCATTGGCAGCATCTTCCATTTCTTTCTTAGAAGCAGCTGCGGCATTGCCTCGGTTTTCAGCAATAGCTTCTTCGCCACGAGCAAGAAAGGTGGTCCAGTTGACGCCTTTTGCGCGTTGCTTTTGCCTATTACTTTCAATTTCTTTCTCAAGTTGCAGCTGTTTTTCTACTTCGCGAGTTATTTGCTGCGATTCCTCAAGCTGATTGCCAAGCAGTGCCTCTCGGGCTTGGCCAATGCCAATAGAAAGCTTTTCAACCTGATTTTGAGATAGTCCGGCTTTGTTGATTTTGTCGATAAGGTCTTCTTGCTCTTTGTATGCGTCGTTGATTTGCCTTTGATACTTGCGCTGCTCTACGAGATTATCAATCGCTACAGATGGGCCGTCTTTTGCTTTTTTGGCGGTCGCGTCTTTTTTCTCAAGCTGCGCTAGCTTGCTAGTGGCGGCTATCTCGTAGCCAAGAAGGTCAACATCAACCTTCCTAATGCTGACCCCTTCTTGCTTAGCTTTGTTCAGCGTCTTTTGCGCTTCGACTAGCTGACCCTGAAGATTCGCAAGCTCTTTGTTAAGAAGTTCGCTTGGATCCTGTGCCTGCAGTTTGATTAAATTTTTCTCTGCTATTTCGCCGGAGCGAATAATGTTTTTGAGACGCGCCTGGTTCATGGCCTCCTGGCGCTTCGCCTCCGGCGAACCAGGCGCAAACCCGCCACCAATCAAGCGGCCGGAAACTGGCAGGGCGGGGCCGCGCCGCCCCTGCGCGGCCGGAGAACCCGGAACCGCGCCCCCTGTCACCAAGCGGCCAGTCACCGGCATAGACGGGCCGCCGCGCCTTGCAGCCTCCCTCTCCGCTTTGCTCCTGCCTTTGGCGGCATTGAGCTGATCTTGCAGTTCGCGAGTTATCGCCTTGGCGCTTTCAAGGCGATCTTCGTCAAGAGCCTCAAGAACTCGGCTTGAGTTTTCCAGAAGACGAGTTTTATCAACTTGTTCAATTTGGGCGTCGTAAATATCTGAATAAATTTTAGAATATTTATCGAGAATACTGTTGGATTCTTTTTGTCTACGCTGCTGCGTTCTCTCTACGCCTGATCTAAACGCTTCTTGCTGCCTGTATTGCTCAAGGCTGCCGAGTCTCGTAGCAGGGGCGTTCTTCATTGCAGCAGCATCCTGCAATTCCTCATTCAGCCCCCTGATGGCATCCTCGACAGCCCTATATTCAAGACTTACGAACGGGAGCAGCTGCTGAACCTTCGTAAGAAGACTGATATGAGCCCCTAGAGCCGCCTCGCTTCTAGTCAGCTCGGGAATCATATTGATCAGTTCCGCTACTTGCGCCCTTGCGCCACCAATCGCGCTGCCACCGGGCACGCTTCCACCAAGACCGGGCGGAGGCGCCATTGCTTCTGAGAAGCCACCAGCAAGAGCCGCAAATGTGGCCTGCTGGGATCTTGCGAGCTTGATTGAAGCTATTTCGGCTGCAACTGTAAACTGATTAAAGGCGTTGCTGGCAATTGCTGAATTATTCGCCACCAGGGCAAGCCCTTCGGCTTGCGCTTGAATTTGATTTAGCGAAACCGAAAGACCCGCAGGCTGGTTCTGCTGTGGCGTTCTGCCTTCTGTTAATCTGGTCAATTCATCTTGACGTGCAACGGTCTGCCGACCGACTCTAGCCGCTTGTCTTTCAAGATTTGCTAATTGGTTCTCTTGCTGCCTTATTTGCTCTGCAATTTCGGTTCGACGTTGATTTCTTTGCTCTCTTGCAGTATTTTCTTGCTGAGCTTGAACCTGAGCCTGCAGATCCACCGGCCCCAGCAGAAGCTCTCCTTCTTGAATGGCTCTTGGCGCAGAAATTCTTACAATTGTTTCCTGCGCACCAAGTCTTGAAAGTTCTGCTCGCAAATTTTGCAAAGAAGCGTCAACTTGCTCTATTTCACTTCCAAGCTGCCTAAAACTTGATATTTGCCCTGGAATAAGCGTCCGCGAAAGTCTTGTTTCCCTTGCGCCTCGCTGAAGCGAGTCTCCAAATGCGTTATACTCACGCGCAAGCGCTCTTACCGCATCTGAAGATGCCGCTACTTGATTAGCATTTATTATTGGCTCTGCCGCAGTCGCTACATTTCTATATGCCTGGCTAATTTGCTCAACTTCCTGACGCAAGGTTCTCGCCGAAGTGGCAGCAGAATCTATCTCATCTGAAAATGCTTCTGCCTGGCTCGTGGCGTTAATTAAGTTTCTGCGCAATTCGTCTGTTCTTCTTGAGCGAGACTCGTCTCGGCCCGCCAGCCTTGAAAGCTCGCGCTCTGCTCTTGCGGCATCCTCTAGCGCCGCTTGCTGATTTCTTTGGGCAGTTGCAAGCCTGCCCATTTCAGCAATTTCTTCCCGAAGCGCTTGCGCTCTTCTCCTGCCAAGGGTATTCGCCCTATCGGCTAGGCCATTCATAGCAGAAGTCAGATCATTTGTGCGTCGCCGAAGATCACCTGGCGCAACATCTAGCGTCTGGCTATTGATTCGCTGGACCGCACCTTGAAGCTGGCCTACATCAGAAATCAGCCTATTAACAGCAGCCGAACCACGAACAATAAGATCAATTGTCGCTTGTGTGCTGGCCACGTCGCAAAGCCTCCTGCCTCCCCGGAGTCTAGCTAGGCAGAAAAAAGCCACCCCCAACAGGGGCGGCTAGCGACGGGCTTTTTGCTTGATTCTCTCTACTTCCCTCTCCTGGTGGCGTCCCTTAACTGCGAAGAACGCTTGCCAAAGAATCATTTCCTCCTCTGTAACCCTGTTCTTTAACTCAAACAGAGTGCAGTGCAAAACTTCGGCAAGAGCCAGCTGAAAGTAAAGGCGAGAATCAAGCTCAAGCTGCGACTCAACCTCTTTTGAGATCGCAATTTTCGTTGGTACGCGGCTTCAGGACGCACATCATCAGTTTTTGGATGTCTTCATCCTCAACTTCACGCTTCATGTCGGGAATGTCGCCGGGCCTGAAAAGCCGCTCTCCGTTTTCGTCAAGAGCCTTGTGGCAGATCAGCTGAAGCGCAAAGTCATTTGCGCTATCACTGGCTGCGTCTTTTTGCGCTTTTTCGCGCTCTGCGGCAGTCAGTGGCTGAACATAAAAAACAAACTCGTCACCATTTTCAAGAGTGACGCGCTGCTTGATGGGCTCAAAGTTCGCCGCCTTGCGCAGGCGGTCGATCGCCCTCATGGGGGCGGCGTTCGGAGAGGGTTGGGCGCTCATAAGAAAAAAGCGGTCTTCATCAGTCTACCCCAGTTGACCAGATTCCGCAGATCAGTGCGTCACCTGCTCCCAGTCAACGCTTCCGTAGACACTGCTCGATGCCGTGTCAGAGGAAGCAATCAAAGCAAACACAGACGGAGTGGCAGTAAATGGATCCCGCTCAAGCTGTAATCCAAGAAATTGGTCTCTCAGGACATTCGCCATTGCAGTTGATTGGTTTGAAGAACTAAAAAATCCAGACGCTCTTGCAGCGCCGCCAACCACGGCAGTCCCTGTCATGTTGTATTCCAGGGAAGAGTTTGCGCCAGCGCTGACCCATGCGCCACCAGTAATCGAGCAATCTGTGACAACCTCCCATTTGTATGCGTGATTATTGCCGACTCCCATTAGATATGCTGCGGTTGGTACGACAATAGAATTGAGCTGCGCCGCCTTCAATCTCAATGCGACAATTGGATAGCGAGTAGCAGCAACGGCGAGAGAATAGGGAGAGCCTATGGCCTGTCCAATTGTTCCAGGCGCTCCACGCAGCTCGTAGCCACCCTCAGATATGACAGTCGAGCAAATCTGCTTTAGCGTGCTAGCACCAGTCGTCGCCGATGTGTTGGTTATTTCATATCGAAGAGGAAGGCAGGCAGTTGTGGTGTATGTTGTTTTGACTATATTTGCATGATTGAATAAGTGACAAGGAATAAAGCGCCTATTGATATAAAAGCCAACGCAAGCCGTGCCGACCCCCAGCCACTCAAGATCAAGAGCAAAAATCTGAGAAGCCGTAGGATCGAGAACAATTTTTGATGGCCCTGACCCATCAAGTCGATCATAATTCCAGCCGGTATCGCTGACGCCATAAGCCCCGCCAAGCCGGCTTACTTTTGTTTCTACAACTGAGCCAGTTACGAAAGATCGCTCGACAAAACAAAAGCCACTCGCGCTATCGGTCATTTCAACGAAATGGCCATTCTGCGAATCAAAGTATCCAGCGCGTTGCCTCAGGCCAGGCTTTGGAGAATTGAATACAAAGCTGCAGTCAACCCGAAGCGACTTGCCGGGTTGATACGGAAATACTTTTCTTGTCTCTCTAAGAACTTCTGAACCGGAAGCGCTTGTTACATTCAGATCGACAAGCCCCTGGTTTGCATTAAAAACGGCAGCGCCACCAGAGGCTGTGGCGGTCGCCCAGAGCCCGTTATCGGTGAACCTGTGGAACGAGTCAAACAAGGTCTGCGGCGCAGAGACGCGAAGACGCTCGAAAGCGTCTACTGAGCCTGCCGAGAAGGCGGAGTCAACCATCAGGCGCCCCTGCCTGGTAGCCCCGATCTCCTGGGCGGCGCCAGTGTCGATAGTTCCGTGAACAACTGCATCAGGCATGGAAATCACCAAAAAGAAAGCCCCGCTATTGCGGGGCCGTTGACTCTTGCGAGGATCAGGATTGGCTCAGGTCGAACGTAACGCTGCCGGAGGGGCGGAAGTTGATGGCAACCGAAATTGCATCATCCGGGTTGATGTTGAGGCTCGCGCTGGTCAGTACGGCTTCAACGGCGATCGAGCGAGACTTGGTTTCGCTGATCGTGCCGCCGACAGTCACGCGATCAATGTAGAGCTTGAACGAAGCCCCAACTTGCTGACGCTGAAGCACGTCCTCAATCATTCGGTTAGCAAAAGAAGTGTCCTCGTCCGTCATGTAGACGTTGGTGCTGCCGGTGCCATCAGCAAAGCCAGTGATGTAGTTGCGGAATGGCGCGTACTGGCCGGCGGTCTGACCGATGGTCGTCACGTCGATTTCACTACGGCTGAACTCAAAGGTCCAGTCACGAACCTCAGCAACGAGCGCGAAATCTGCGTATTCAACCTTGAACTCGTTTGGCGCAACTGCCGTGCCAGCAGTCGTAAGCGTCACGCTCGATCCGCCTAGGGTAGCCGAGACCTTCAGGATGCCGGTTGCGGGGGTGTAAGCGATCACGTAGTAGGTCGTGCCAGCCGTGATGCCGGCAGGCAGCGTGCCGGCGACAGTGCCACCTGCGGCGTTGTAAACAGCAAACTTAACCGGATCGCCAATCTTGAAGTTCAGGTAGGGCTCAACAGTGAATTCGGCGTTGGCTGTGCTTACGTCGCCTGGTGCAAATGTGCCAAGCGTTCCGGCGGGCTTGTAGTACAGGGCGCCGGACGTGCCGGTGAGAACGGTTGCAGACATCGGACCAAGGGCAAGTGTTTCGGGCGGTGCCCGGTGCCCCTAGAGTAGCGGCCTACTTTGCGGAGGCCTGCCAGCCGGCTTCTATTCTGCCGATGAAATGCGGGGCTTCGTCTGAATACGGGAAAGAAGGGCCAGTAATTTGCCCAACGCGAACGTATGTTGAATCCGAAGATTTCTTGCTAGAGTTCAGGGTATCAATGACAGCCTTTGCAAGAGCTATCATTTCTTGGCATCTTGCCGGGCCATTGCTCTTCGGCGCATAGCACCGAACGATTAGGGCTCCCCTGGCGTAATCAAGAGAGCCATCAAGAGTTGACTCGGTTGTGAGTCCAAATGTTACATTAACGCGCACATATTCCTTTGGCGGATCGGGCGGAACTGCCGTCACATTGTCAAAATAGACAGGAACCGGGGGCACTTGAGTGTTGTAAGCAGTAAGGAGTGGCGCTTCAATTTTTGCGCGAATAGACTGATAGTTCACTAGAATCTCCCGCTAAATCCAATTTCAAATCCTCTTTTGAGGTCAAAGTCAAGTTTGCCGCCTCTTGTGTACGTGATATACCAGTCCTGTTCCGCCGTCATGGACGACCCGCTTTCGTTAAAGCTGCCATTAAATTCTGGGCCTATTTCATAGCGATACCCCGGATTGTCCCTTTCTAGCCCAAGACCATACGGGCTGACGCGGCGGGGATCCTTAAGAGGCTCCGGCCAACCCTTGCTCTGCGCAATGTCTCTACGAAAATTGCCGACTTCTCCCTCAATTGCAAGATTTGCGTGTTGTGCCGTATTGACAATTTGAAACTTAGTGACTTCCGCCAGCTTTGTGCTTGGGCCAGTTCGGCCGCCCTTCAGGTATCTTTCTACGGTCGTAATCGTTAGATCATTTTTCGTGTATCTGTAAACTGAGCCCTCCGGGCCGGGTTCGCCACCAGAGGCTCCATCGGGCACGAACCGCCATGAAGCGGAAAACTGGCCGCTCCAGGCGGGGCCGGCCTTGGACAAGCCATTCATGGTTTCAATGGCAGCAGCCTGCAGCGCTCTGCCGATCTCTCGTCTTAGCTGACCTGCATACTCTTCCTCTGCTCTTTTGACAATTTGACGATTTAGTGTGGCCTGTCTCCTTGAAAAAGAAGACCTCGCCCGCGAGGCTTTCCCGGCCCTGCTGGCCATTATCCAAGCCTCCCGATAACTGAGTGCATGATAGGGCTGTCACCGCGAATCGAAGCCGGCTTGATAATTTTTGCGGTCCTTGATACGCCGTTTTGAGTGTAGCGGATAGAATCTGTAACTTGTGGGTAGTATCCACCAAGATAAGACGCTGGGATCAGGAATTTTACCGTTCCCTCCTGGGAAAAAGCCTCTTTCTCCTCTGAAGTAATTTCCGACACCATTGCCCTTGCTTGAATTTCAGTGCTAGCGCCAGATACAACTCCGGTTTGCGGGTTGTACGTTGGAGATTGCGAAGCCTTAATATAGACAATTGGAATGCCCCACTGATCAATCAGCGGAGCCGGGATCGAGCCAAAAATGTCGTCTACAAGTGACATTGTTAGAAGCGGTTATTCCAGCTACCACCATAGGGATACAGCTGGCCATTAACGTATCGAACGCTAGATGGCTTTTGTCTGGTCACAAAGCCCCTATAGCCGACGCGAGCAGTGGATTCACGCCGCATTCTCGGCTGGTAAAAGCTTCCACGAACCATATATCTCGCAAAAATATCCATCGAAAACGGCGGAATAAATAGCATCCCCGTCTGCGATCCCTGATCTTTGTTGAACTTTACTCGCAGCTCTCCACGCCCAAGCTCAACTTCCTCGTATTCGCTATTCTTGTATCGAGTTGCCCCGCCATCCGCGTTGGCGATTCCCGTGTAGCCGCCGTTTATACCAAGAAATGCCGCCATGTAGGCAACAGCAATTTCAAAATCTACAGGCAGCTCGTCGGTCGGCGCGTAATAGTAGTCGGCAATGATCTGCCTTGGCCATGCAAGGCTCTGCTCGCTGGATGCAGGCTGCCCCTTCCACTGCAGGGGATTGACTGCCATCGTCGCTGCAACAAGCGTTTGCTCTTTCTGTGCAGTAGTCAAGGCGATCCAAGCTGAAACACCGGCGCTGGCCGGCAATTCAGAAAGAACGGTCGTGGCCCGTGCCACCGACAGGTACGAATTGGCGTCAGGCGCCCCCAGTGTCGAGACAAAGCCCATGACCGTTCATCCTCGCTCAGGCGGGCCGTGGAGCAGTCTTTGGCTTCGCCTTGGCCACCGTAGCCGCAGGAGCAGGCTCGGCGCCATCCTCAGCCCTCTGAGCGGGCTTGGCGTCACCCTCGGCGGCCGGCGCCTCAGCAGCGGCCTGGGCCTCAGCCTCTCGGGCTGCTCGTTCTGCGGCTTCTCGCCGCATCCTGAAAGTTCCAGCACTCATGGTTTGTTACCAGATAGAGAGAAGCCCCGGAAAACCGGGGCCGTGATCATAGGTGGATGATCAGATGTAGCAGCGCATCCGGGTGATCCGAATGTTCCGGTCATCGTCAAACACTTTCACCCAGTTGCCGGGGGTAGCAAGCTCGGCGTTGCTGGGGGCTGCAGCGGCGGCGTTGCCCTTCCAGCTCAGACCGTTCGGGTGGACAAGGTGGTGGGTGCGATTGATCAGAAAATCAATGCCCAGGAACTTGTCGCGATCGGTTTCGACCGGATTCTTGGCGGGAGCAGTTGCATAAGCAAAAGCGCCGGGACCGAAGAAGAAGGTCTGATACACGGTCTGGCCGGCGGGGCCAGCGCCGGTGTCGAACGGCAGTCGGTCATCCTTAAACACGGGGCGGCCAAGATAGGTGCCCTGCTCCAGAGCCTCAGCCGAAAGGCGGCTGTCGATCTGAGAGGTATTGGAAGCGGGAACAATCAGGTCCAGCTTCATCAGCGCGTAATAGATGGCCGAGTGCATCATCACGCCGGTCAGCTCGTCGCCAGCGTCACCAAGCTTGGCGATGCCATCCACCATCAGGCCCTGCGAAAGCTGGGAGGTGGTGCCGCCGACAGAGTGGCTGCTGGCCAGGGGGCCGCCGGTGCCGAAGATACCGTTCAGGATGCTCCGGGCCACAACCTGCATGTCCCGGATCCAGTAACGACCAGTGCTCCGGGCGATAGCCTGGGAGGGATCGGAACCGGACAGGTCAGCGGCGAGATCGCTGGACTTCCAGGACTTGCGGCGCATGTTGCGAACGCCAACCTGCATATCACCAGAGATTTCCGAAGGAACGGAAGCCACGGTGTCGGAGTCGATCTCCGAATCGCCGGTCAGGTCGCCATAGAAGGGCAGGTCAACGGTCTTGCCGCCTTTGGCGAATTCGGCCTGAATTGCGGCATTCGTGACCATCAGGCCCGAAGTGACCAGCGCGTTCTTGTCGCGGATCTCTTCTTGCTGATAGTCAAGAAACAGCTCGGGAATAAGGGGAACGCCTGCGAGAAGCATCGTCTTGTAGCGGAGGAACGGAAGATTTACGGCTCTGCCGTAGTTGAGTCAGCTTCACAGCACCGCTGCACGGCTGCGAGGCACCGCCTCTCTCGCCAGGCATGATAGCCAAGAAAAAAGCCGGGCTTCCCGCCCGGCCATCACTTGCAATCAAACACAAGCAGATTGATGCAAGATCAGTTCAGGGTGTAGCCCTTTCCGGTAAGCACAGCTTTTTCACCAGCATCAAGCGACGCCCAGCCAGCGCAACCGCTGGCGGTGATCGTCTTGGTGCCAGTGACAGTGGGTGCGGCTGCAAAAAGCTCGTTCAGCTGAGCTTCGGTAAAGGCGTCGGGAAGGATGAAAGTCCAGTTCTTCATGCCACGGGTGCAAAGCACGATAGCCGAAAGGATTTCATCGACTGCAGTTGCAGACTGCACGCCGCGCATGTTGGTGCTGGTGCGAAGGGCGCCGGTGACGGTCATGGGAGACGAAGACTCTGGGAAGAGTCTAGGGGCGGCCAGCGAGGGGACTACGATCGAACCAGCGACCTTGACGCAATGGAGCGAAGAACCTGGGATACGCCAATTAGGGAAAGATGGAATCCAATAATATCTTCATGCCTAAAGGCCATAGATTTGCATAATGAGCTGTATTTTCAGACTTCAGACAAGTGGCACATTGCCAAGGCACAGGAACTCAGAGAATATGTAGCCGAACTCAAGAATCGTCTTACAACTAAAGAAAGCGAAGCTTCTACCATTTAACGCGATCAGCCCAGTAGGCAGCAGAAAGCCTGCCTTTCGCGATATTCTTGGCGTGGCGAGCCTTGAACGACTCTCTCCTTGCCTTGTAAGCCGCTGATTCGCCTTCCTTCTTTGGCGATCCGCTTACGCCCTGTTGGCCGAAACGAATAACTTTGTAAGTTTCGCCCTCCTTGGCCATTACAACATGCGATTTAGTCGAGTGATTCGGTGTTCGCTTGGGCTTGTTTACGCCAGAAAGCCCGAGCTGCTTCATTTTGCTTTTGACTCGCTCCGGTACTGCCATGATCAAGCTCCTTTTTTCAGTTTCTTTTTTGCAGCTGCCCGGCCGGAAAGCTTTCGCGTCTGCCGGGAAACTCGCGAAAGAATGCTAGCGACGAGTCCTGCGCCGCCTGGTGCCCTTGCCTGGCGCCAGGCGTCCGTTATCACCATGGCCATTTCTGGCCCTGTTGGCTGACGCGCTCTCGCGCTTGAAGCCGCCTCCTGCGGCATGACTGAGATCACGGCCGCCCTTGCCCTCGATCCCCCTGGCTCGCCGCTCTGCCGACAGCTCCGCCCGATACCTCCGGCGTTCCTCAGAAGAGTGATACTTTTTGTCGTAAGCCGCTTTCTTCTTGCGAGCCTCCGGGTTTTTTGCGTAAAACGCTGCTGTCCTACGCTTGTTTTTGACTTGCTTTGGGGCCATGAGATTTACCGAGATTTTCTGCGTTTATGCTGATAGCCAATTTTTTTTGAACTTGTCTTCTCTTTTTTGAATTTGCTTTTTTCTTTTGAGGATAACTCAGAAGCTGTTTTTGGTGTTTCAGAAGAAACTCGCTTAGAAGGCCTGCAAGCGGGATACCCCTTGCGTTTTTCGCCGGTTTTTCTTCCACATGGCTTGCCAGTTTTAATGTCAATCCATTTTTCAGCAAACCACCTGCCAAGGCCTCCTCTGCCACTTTTAGCCATTTTTTTTCTCCCTTACTACCTGATACTTTCCGCCTCGTTTCTTGTACTCTTTAACGAGCCAGCCATTAGCATAGGCACTTGGGTAGACCTTAAAGCGTCTTTTGGCTTCAGCCTTCACTCGCGCATAGAGAGCCTTGTTTGTTGGTACGTTTTTGCTTTTCACTTTTTCTTCCCCTTGCTCTTAGACTTCGCCTTGCGAGTCTTGCCAGCCTTTGAATAGGCAATTGCAATTGCCTGCTTCATTGGCCGTCCCTCTTTGCGCAAGGTTGAAATGTTTTCGGAAATAGTCTTTTGCGACCTTCCTCGCTTTAGTGGCATTTGGGGAGAACGCGGCGCAACCCAAGGCTAGCCAAGAAAAAACCCTCCCCAGCGAAGGAGAGGGTTTTGCTCATTGCCTCGATCACTGTAGCATAAAAATTGCTCAGCGATATGCAGCATTCGCCAAAATCGGATCAACGTCGCCGCGAGCGCGTGCCTGCTGCACAAGGCGCTGAGCAAGAACCTTATCCCGAGCGATGATCTCGGAAGCCTTGGTGGCGTTTGCGCCAGACTTCGTGAACGGATTTTCGCTCATTGAAGCGGAGGAGCGAGAGGTGGGCAGCCCGGAGCCAGATGCAATAATTCCGGGGAAGTAGATTGAATATTCATCGTCTTTCTCAAGATTGCTGATTGCATCTTGCACATTGACGGGATTTTCCTCCGAGCCATAAACTACGGTCTGCTGGTCATCAAGAAGCCTGAAGTTCGAGCCCAGCAAGGCATAGACATGAGCGGGCCGCTTACACCCAGCTTTGTCAAGCTCGCTCATAACAAGAGAGCGCTTGAATTCTTCAAGTCGCGCCTGCCGCTCTTGCTCTTTCTCTTTTTCTGCTTGAGCAAGCTTCTTGTTCATATCATTCAGCTGTTTTTGCACGGATGACAGCTGGGCCTTCAGGGCCTCCTCGACCGCACTGGAGGGAGCGCCAGGGCCAGCGCCAGCTCCCTCGCCAGCACCGCCGCCAGGGGCACCAGAGGCCCCACCAGCGCCCGAGCCGGCATCACCCCCGCCAACCCCCTCCTGACCGACCTTGCTGGCCAGCAGTTCGGCAATCCGATCCTCAGCGTCCTCGGCTGCAAGATCAATGCCGGCCGCTTTTGCCAAACGCTCAACGCCCTTGCGCTTTTGAAGATCGTCCATCAACCCGGTCTTCGCACGCTCCAGCGCCTCCGTCTTAGTCTTGGCTTCTTGCAGCTTGGCTTCGGCTTCTTCCAGCTTGGCCAGCAGTTCTTCCGGGGTGAGGTTCATGCGAGTGTGACGAAAATTTCGCTAGAGAAAGTGTAGCTCAAGATTCGGCCATTTCAACTGAGGACTCGGACGGCTCACCCTCCAGGGAGCGGCCAGCGGCCTCCTCCATCGTGTTTTTGATGTAAAGCCGCTGGTTTGTATCCGATGCGCCGCTGGCTGGTTTGACGATTTCAGACCTGCGCTCTGCGCCAGTCAAGCCCATTTTATCCAGCAACGCTTTAACACTAAACCCGTGGATTCCCTCAAACATTTCTCCAGCCTCAAGCATTTCAAGGAAAGTCTGAACTGGAATCACCTCTGAATCTTTGTAAAGAGAGCTGAGAGCCAAAACTTGCTGACTGTGCAGCTTGGCAGGAATAAAGTTTTTGCTGATAGCAACTTCAATTTTTGGGTATTGGTCGGTTCTGTAGCCAGATGCGTACCAAAGCGCCCTATTGATGCAATCTTGAAGCGATCCAATCAATACGGCAAGCTGGGAGTCGGACTGCGATCTATCGAGAAGCTTTGCAAAACCAGACTCAACCTGACTCTTGCCGGGCGTCATGGCAATTGCTGCCAAGCGGTCCATCGAACTTTCAATTCTAGCAAGCTCTTTTAGCGTGGTTTCGGCGCCTTGCATACCTGAGGACAGAATGCCAAACTTTGCGTCAGGATTCGCGCTAAACAGGCTTCGGCCGGAACCAGAAAAAATTTCCGTATCAGGACTTACGCCAGTGCCAGTGAGATACGGTGCTGCGTTAAAATGGATTGTTTCATTGAGGTCGCAGACAGTTGCCCAGTGGCGCAAATTCTGTCTTGCAATATCAAAGAGAAGCGGCCTTGCGCGGCAAAAGGATTCTTCTTTGCCTCCGTAGCAAGGGCTAAATGGAATATAGTCAATAGTAAGATACTTAGTATTTTCGGCTGGCAAAATATACGAATCGCTATTGGCGGATTTTTCGTAAATTCTAACGCGAGTTCTTTTTGCTGATTTTCCGCTTTCATCGCGATAGTTCTCAATATCATAGACAATCACTGTCGGAACCACTTCTTCAAAGTGCTCATTGTCAACGCTTGCCCTTCTAATTTCAGATTTGATTCTCAGATACGTGACCTTTGTTTCGTATGAAGTTACGCCAGCGATTGTTACTGAGCCATTTTCATAGCGACAGTCAAGTATATCTTCTGTTTTAATAATTGTAAAGTAAGGGCGAAGCCTCATTTTTGACTGTTCGGCTTTGTTTTGGCTTGTGACTGTTGGATAATCAGCCCACAACCCAGCGACCCCACCGTTGATGGCCTCGGTGAAGAGCATTTTTGCAAAAGATGTGATAGACTTTCCTTCAAGATTAACATTTTTGAAGAAATCTTCCCATTCCTGCGGCATTTCTTGGGGAAGAATGATGCCTTTTCGCAGCGCAGTACCAACAATAATGTCTACATAGTGGGAATAAAAAGGCTCAAAGCACGTAATTGCGCGAGTCTTCCGAACATTGTAGCTGCCGTCTTGTTCCTGAAAATCTTTTGGAATATACTGATCAATCGCATCATCCAGGTAGAACTCCGGCAAGACGCAAAAGCGGATTGGCAAAATTCTTGCAAGTTGCTCTGCCTGGTCAATAGAATATGAATCTACTCCAGTAACTTCAGCGTAAACATTTTCAGTTTCCGGCTCCCGTCGCTCAAATGGAATCGGCAGGTCATCAGCGCCCAGGATGATTGAGTTCGGAACGTCGATCGAAGGCACGGAACCACACCGCCAGACCAATTCATGCTAGCGCCAAAGCACAAAGGCCCTGGATCACTCCAAGGCCCTCAAACGAAGTTTCAGCGGCTGTCGTCGTGCCCGCCAAAAGCAAAGCCGCTGGTGCTTCAACATAATATCATCGCCAACGGCCGCCATGGCCAGCTCTTGCGCCAGCACGCGGGAATACGTGCCAGGCCAAGTATCTGACGCCATCGCCGGGGTGGGAGTAATCCGTCGCACCACCCTTTGCAGGCTTCAAAGTTTTTGGGTCATAACTCCATCGCTCCATCGCACTAATCGTTTCAGGGCACGATGCTGGATTGAAGAAAATTAGATTGCGGTGCATGTGAACATTCGCGTGCGCAAGCGTTTCCGCAATTGGCGGATTCCTGCGCTCCGTCACAACCTGAACACCAGCGGCCCTGAGAATTTCATGATCGCTTTGCGTTGAAGAAGTGGAATCATGAGCGCCACTGGCATCTGGATAGCAAGTTATTTTTCCGCTTGCCAAGTGACGAGGATAGCTTTTTTGCAGATGCGCAACCAGCGAAAATGTGTCTGATACTTTTGCCTCTGCAAAGCAGTGAAGCTCCTGTCCCTTTGGCCCTGGCCTTACCACACCATAGACCGAATAGCACTGACCAATGTTAAAGTCTGCCCCAAATACAATTCGTTCGTTCGGCTCTGGGAGGAATACTCCGGTCGTGTGCTTAGCCCTGTCAAACTCATAAAATACAGTTGCAGACTCAAGATTAACAAATTCCCCATTGAGATACGCTTTAATGAGCTGCGGGTGATACTTTGTTTTAAGGTCTTCTACAAAGCCGGGGTCAAGATATGGATTGTCTTCCGACTTTCCACGATAAAGTCTTTTGTTGTCTGCCTTTTGTTCCTCAAAAAAGTTATACATCCAGCCATAGCCCTCTGGCGTAGATCCAGCCACAATTTGCGGGCAATTTCCAACGCGAACGCGACCCTGCAGCCTGATCATTGCCTTTTCGGCGAGTTCGGCCCTGGTGGTATCAGTTTCGTCAGACGCAATGCTTGCGGCGTTGACACCAATCAGGCGCTCATAGTTCTCCATTGAGCGCAACAGGACTGGCGTTTCTCCTCCTGGTAAAAAAAGCTTGAAAACGGGCCTAGGAGATACCTTAAATGTATGCGGAATTCCATATTTTTCAAGAAGTTCGTTCCACTTTGGCAACGCAACGTCATCAATGAGCGGAATAGTTGGCTCAAGAAATAAATGCGTAAAACCTTGCGACCTAAAACAAAGCAGCAATTGTTTAATGACAAGAGAATGCGTTTTGCCGGAGCCGTATCCTCCGCAAAAACCAACATACTTGTGCTCAAAGTCTGTGACAAAATCCCGCTGATATGGCAGCAGGTCTTGAATCATCTTTATTTCAGCGCTTTTAACATCAAAGGTTGAGTTTGACCGCTTCCTTAAGCGCTGCAACAAAGAGGCATCAGAAAGTAGGCCGAGGCTTTTTGCCGATGCGCGGTCAGCGTAGGCTGCGGACCTGGATCGAGCTGGCATTTTTCTTAAGCAGCCTGCTCAGGGCGCTCGCAAGGCCTAACGGCTATCACCTTGAAGCCGTCCTTTGTTTTGTATTTTTTGACCACATCTGCATAGTCCTCCCCGCTCACGCGAACATCCCGCGTTCTTTGAGGGTCAATCTGCAGCGTAACCCAGTATTCAGCCACTAAATGATCGGCCCCGAGGGTCGCTTTGCCTGATGGCCCAAATGCTAGCCGCTTTCTGGGTCATCCAGGCGACGAGCAGCTGCTTAGACAGATCCCTGAGAACCTGAACGTCACTTGTCCCATCAATGGCTCTGCTCATTTTTTCAATTTCAAACCGCTGAGCAGTGGTAAGTTCAATTGACTCCATGATCAATTCATTCCAATAGAGAAAAATGAATTAGACTGAAGGACTGGATTTTGCTGCTCTTCCATCGCTACCGTAAGCTTTAGGGCATCCAACTTTTCAGTTGCCTGCTCCATTTTCTTGGTTGCGTCAATCGCGCTGCACGTCAAAAGAAAAGAAAAAATCCAGCAAATTGCAGCAATTCCAGCGAGCTTGCTTCCAATTAAAACTGAGGCCGGAATTGCCGCAAAAGCGCAAGATAGGAAAAAACCGGCAATTGCAAGAGTTTTTTTGTGCGTAGCAATTTCACTTTTTAATTCGTTGAAAAGTGCTTTTTCGTTTTGATTCATGTTTGAGCATGGCTGTGCCATCCAATACTAAGCACGGCAGAGGTAGAGGTCAACCCTCTTGCAAAAGAGACG